CGTAAAGCCAATATCCGGAAGCCGCGATCACGAAGAAGGCGGCAACTTTGGCGTACCACGGCCAGCCCGAGTTGTTGTCCATCGATCGCACCACTCTAGAGGTTACAATGACGGAAACACTTTCCGCTGCCGAGGACAAGGCCCGTGTGCCGCTGTCGAGGTCGATCGAAGCGCATGGCGAGCCCGTCACCGAACTCGTCTTCCGCGAGCCGACAGGCGGCGATATCGCCCGCTGCGGCAATCCCGTGATCTACAACCCCGCGACCGAGTCGATCGATGATGTGCGGTTCGACGAGGCGAAGATGAACAAGATGATCGCGACGCTCGCCGGCGTGCCGCTCTCGACGGTCGAGAAGCTGCCGGCGCATGACTGGTCGATCTGCGCATGGACGATCGCCGGTTTTTTTCTGATGCCGGCGACGATCCGCTCCAGCTCTGCTGCCGTCTAGCGCGCTTCTATCACTGCGCGCCGACCGATTTCTTTGCCGAGCCGCTCTCGGTGCTTGCCGAGCTCGTCGCGCCGACGCTGGCACTGATGCAGGAAGAAGTCAAAGCCAATGACCGATGAACGCCTGCGCCTGATCGCGGAGATGAAGGACCGGCTGACGCCGGCGCTTCGCCGCCTGAAGACGGTCATGGATTCGACGGCGCGCGGGCAGGCCTTCCGGGCGCTGGCGCGAGACATGAGCTTCGCGGAGAAGGCTGGATACCGGCTCGGCTTCGCGATGGGCACGACGTTGCGCTGGGGCGCGATTGGCGCCGCCGCGGCGGCGGGGACGGCCGGTGCGGCCTTCATCAAGTTCGGCAAGCAGTCGGCCGATGCGCTCGACGACCAGGCGGCCTTCGCCAAGCAGATCAACTACAATGTCGACCAGGAGCAGCTGCGCGGGGGGCTGCAGAAGTTCACGACGCTCTACGGCCGGCTGCAGCAGGGGCAGGGCGGGTTCTTCACCTATCTGAAGAAGACCAACCCTGCCCTGCTCGAGCAATTCCGGCACACGAAGTCAGGGCAGGAGGCATTCCTTCTGCTCTCCGACGCGATCGCGAAGACGACGGACCCTGCCAAGCGAGCGGCGCTCGCCAAGGCGGCAGGGCTCGGCCAGCAATTCCTGCGCTTCTTCGCCGACGGTCCCGACGATCTCCGCAAGACGATTGCCGAAGTGATCCGCCTGCAGGGCCGGCTGGGGCCGAAGGCCTTCCAGGACGCCGCCGACTATGGCGACGCCATGGACAATATCGGCCTCTCCTGGGAGGGTCTCCGCGACCGCCTCGCGGCTTCGGCGCTGCCCGTCGTCAACCCGCTGCTCAAGGATCTCGCGGACTTCGTCGCCAGCAATCGCGAGGGCATCGTCTCGGGCTTCAAGGAGATCGCGACCGATGTCGGCGAAGCCTTGCGCGAATTCGGCACATGGGCGAGCGGCCTCAAGGCGGGCGACTTCCGCGCCTTCTGGGCCGAGCTGAAGGATGGCGGCGCCGCGATCCGCGATATCGCGGCCGGGATCAAGGATCTCTTCGCCGCCATCAAGGAGTTCGGCGGCTGGAAGGCCGTCATCGGCGCCATCATCGCCTATAAGGCGGTCGGCGGCGTCGGCGGCTTGGCAGGGGCGCTGAGCGGCGGAGGAGGCTCCGGCGCCATGGCGTTGCTCGCCCTTCTGACCCGATTCATGCCTCTTGTTGCGGTCGGCGGTGCGGCCGTAGCGGGATCGCTGTGGGCGACCAAGGGCATCCCGAAAAACCTTCAAACCGATCCCTATTCCGGGTTGCCGTTCAACGCTCCGCCCGGATACCGGCCGCCGCCGGACAATGGGCGCTTTTTCCCGGAGGACCGGACGACCCGCGCCCGACCGAGCGATATCCCGACCGAGGCCGAACTGCGTAAGCAGCTCGCCTTCGAGCAGTACCGGGCCGATCGCCTCGACGCGGATATCCGGCGCTGGCAGAAGGGCGGCGAGGACAAGGCCGATCCGGAGGGCTTCGCGGCGATGACGCGGCAGCGCTTCCTGGCGCTGCGCTCGGTCGCCGCGATCCAGACAGTGCTGGCGCGGATGATGCGCCGCAACGCCGACGAGATCGGCAAGAAGATCGGCGCCTCGGCGGCGGACAGCTTCATCCAGCGGCTCGGCCTCGCCTTCGCGCGCTTCGGCGGCAGCGGGGGCGGGGGCAGCGGCGCCCGGGTGATGCGAGCCTCGTATGGCGGCGGCGGTGGTGGCGGGCGGTCGTTCGCCGGCATGGGCATGCTCGACCTCATCGCCAATGCCGAGGGCACCGGCAAGAACTACAACACGACGCTCGGCTATGGCGCGCTCACCGGCGGCCCGGTGAATCTCACGGGAATGACGCTCGACCAGATCGACGCGCTGCAGACGCGGATGCTTCGGCATCCCGGCAACCGTTGGAATTCCTCCGCGGTCGGCCGCTACCAGATCGTCCGGACCACGCTGCGCAATCTTCGCAAGCGGTTCGGATTGCCCGGCTCGATGACCTTCTCTCCCGCTCTGCAGGATGCACTCGCCCGGGCTCTCGTGGCGGGGCGCGGCAACAGTGTCGGGGGTATGAGGAACGAATGGGAAGGCCTCCGCAAGGTGCCGAACCGGGTGCTCGAGGATGCGATGCGCGAGCATCGCCGCGCGAGGCAGCCGCGCCAGACGTTCGAGGGCTCGGCCTCCGTCGACATCCGCTTCCCGAACGGCGTGCCGGCCGGCACGCGGGTTGGCGCCTCGGGCAAGGGGCTGTTCAAGACGGTCAATCTCGACACCGGCCGGGCGATGAAGCCCGCGATGGCCTGAGGATCTCCGCATGAGCTGGCGTGACCGTCTGCGCCCGGCCTTCTTCCGGGCGGTGCCGTTCCATGTCGACGAGAACCAGATCGACGGCGGGCGGCGCCTCGCGCCGCACGAATATCCGAAGCGCAACAGCGGCTATACCGAGGATATGGGCCGGCGCATGCGCGCCTACCGGGTGCGCGGCTATCTCATCGGCGCCAACTATGACCTCGTCGCGCGGCTGCTGATCGGGGTGCTGGAAGCGGACGGGCCGGGGCTGCTCGTGCTGCCGGTGCTCGGCGAGGACCTCGTCGTCTGCGCCAACTTCTCCTCCGTCGAGACGAAGGACGAAGGCGGCTATGCGACCTTCGACATGGATTTCCTCGAGGCGGGCTCGCCGGTGACGGCAGCGGTTGCCACCGATACCGCCGCTGCGGTGACGAGTGCCGCCGAGGGCGCGAAAGCCAGCGTCGCCGACAGTCCAATGGCAGGGGTCATTGCTCCATGACTGCGATCCGCGATCTCGCCGAGGCGATCGACCTCGCCGTCGCGCTGTCCGACGAGCTGCTCGTGCGCGGCGGCCCGCGCGGCCAGCCGGCCTCGGATCTTCGCCGCGCCGTCGCGCGCTTCCAGGCGAGCCTCGAGGCGGGCTTCCGCCAGCAGACGCTGGGGCCGACGCTTGCCGGGCTCTTCGACGCGGCGCTCGCCGCCGGCGTCCCGGCGACGAGCTTCCGCGCCGTGCGCGTCGCCGCCACCGATTCCCTCGCCAATGGCACCCTCGCCATCTGGACGCGCCGCTCCTTCAAGAGGCAGGCACTGATCGCCGAGGCGCGGCGGCTCGCCGTCGTCAGCTTCACCGATCGCGACGCGGTCGACACGGCGCGGGCCGGGCTCATCACGGCCTTCGACGAGCTGCTCGACGATGCCTCGGAGGTGCAGGAGTTCGGCGTCATGCGGGCCTTGACCGCGCTCTTCACGGCCGTGCAGCGGCACCTCTCGCAGACGGCGCTGCCGCTGCCGCGTCTCGTCGACTACGCAACGCCGGCCTCGCTGCCGGCGCTGGTGCTGGCGCATCGGCTCTATGCCGATGCCTCGCGCCATGACGAGTTGGTGCGTGGCAACCGCGTCCAGCATCCGCTCTTCATGCCGACCTCGGGCCGGGCGCTCGCGGCATGAGCAACAATCCGCTCACGGCCGCCATGATGCCGACGGCCGGCCGGGACCTCTGTCAGGTCTATTGCAACGGCCGGATCTTCGAAGGCTGGACCGATATCGCGGTCACCCGCTCCGTCCAGGACATGGCGGGGCGGTTCCGTCTCGCGATCACCGAACCGGTCAACGGCGCCGGCAAGGTGCTCGGCTGGCAGATCCGGCCGGGCGATCCGATCCGCGTCAAGCTCGGCGGCGTGCAGGTGCTCGACGGCTTCGTCGACGTGCGGCAGGCCGGTTATGACGCCGAGTCGCATGGCGTCGAGATCCAGGGCCGCAGCAAGACGGCGGCGGCGATCGAGACGGCGGCGGTGACCGAGGACGGCGCGCCGGCGGGACCCTTCACTGATTACACGCTCGAGGAAATCGCGCGGTCGCTGCTCGCCCCCTATGAGATCGGGCTCAAGGTGATCGGCGATATCGGCGCGCCCTTCGCGAACGTCTCGGCGCAGGTCGGCGAGAGCGTATTCGAAATGCTGGAACGGCTGGCGCGGCTGCGCGGCTTTCATCTCTTCGATGACGCCGAGGGCGAGCTGGTGCTCGCCAACAAGACGGAAGACAGCGCGCCGATCGGCCTCGTCGAGGGCGTCAACATCCTCGCCGCGACGGCCACCATCGATCTCAGTCAGGCATCATCCGATCTCTTCGTGTTCGGCCAGGCGGTCGGCGACGACGAAGCCTCGGGCGCCGATGTCGCCAACCAGAAAGCGGTGGCAAAGAACAGCGGCATGCCGCTGCCGGTGCCGCGGCGGAAGGTGATCGTGCTCGAGGCGCCGGGCGGCAAGGAGGACATGAAGGCCCGCGCCGATCGCGAGATGGCAGAGGAGGCAGCCAAGCAGACGACGGCGCAAGTGACCGTGCAGGGTTGGCACACCGCCGACGGGACCCTGTGGAAGCCGTTCATGATGGTGAAGCTGACGTCGCCGATGCTGCTGGTCGATCGTGAGATGCTCGTCGCGGCGGTCGAGTTTCTGCAATCGGATGGATCGGGCACGGTGACCAATCTCGACCTCATGACGCCGGAAGCGTTTCAGAAGGTCGCCGCAGAGTCGACTTCGCCCGTGCCCACGACGGAAGACGGCACAGAACCGGATTCGACCGAAGGCGACGATGTCGAGGACACGTCGCTCTCGGCTGCGCTCTGGAACCCGCGCGCCACGGAGACAGCTGCATGAGGATGACCGAACGCGATGCTGGACGGCGGGCGCTGCTCGGCGCTTCGCGCGGCGTTGTCAAGGCGGTGTCGTCGCGCGCCAGGCAGACGAAGCTGCAGCATCTCGACATCGAGGCACTGGCCGGCGAGCGGCACGAGGGTGCCGAGCACATGGAGCCTTACGGCTTCACGGCTCGGCCGCATGCCGGCGCCGAGGCCGTCGTCGTCTATCCGACGGGCAATC